CACTGCCGGCGTCCGCTTTGGCGATGGCGGTGCGGGCGATCGCCTTGGCCCGGTAGCCGAGCGCGCGCTCCTCGCGGTCGCTGTGCGCCTCCCGGTCCCACATCGGCCGGCGATGGTCGTTGCAGATGCCGCGCTGAACCGGATGATCGGCGTGGCGCTGGCACTCGGGGCAGGCGCGGATCTGGTCCCAGTGATCGGCCGGCAGCGGCTTCTCGCGGGGCTCCAGGTCGCGGATTTCCTCCAACGCCTTCAGCGCTGCTTCCAGCCGAAGCGACAGCACGAGCGCGTTTCCCTGCCAGTAGCCGGCCCGCTCGAACACATCGTCGGGCTGATTGGCCTTCAGATCCGGGATCGAAAGCATGGTTTTTCCCAGGTTGTCGGAGATGATCACTGTCCGATTTCCCCCAGTGGCTCGGCCGGGGTAGGCGGAAGGGGTTCGGGTTCATCAAATGTGTGGATCAGGCGCATACCCCGCACAAGTTGGATCGATGCCGGAGGGCTATCCTCGGGGATAGAGGCGATGATCTGGATGCGGGGCGTCGGTTCCATCAGAGCACGTCCCCAACGTCCTGGGGCGGCGCTGGGCGCTTGGCCTTGGTGATCCGGTAGACCGTGGGTTGGCCTTTCACCTTGCAGCTTTCGACGTGCACCCCACGCTTGCGCAGCATCCCCAGCAGCCCGCGCACGGAATGGGGGGCCCAGCCGGTGGCGGCCTCCAACTGCTTGGAGGTGGCGCCCTGGCGCGTGCTGATCATGGCCACGATGAGGTCGGTCTTGGTCTCGCCCGCGGGGGCTTTCTCCGGCGCGGCTTGGCGTTTGGTGTGACCCGACTTAGCCCCGGCCGAGCGGTTCGGGCTGGTGATCACCCGCGGCTCGGGGGCGACCTTCGGGTCAGCCTTGGCGGCCTTCGGCGCCTTGCGCCGGGTCTGGGCGTCCGCGGCGGCTTGGTTCGCCGCTGGGATCTTGATCGCGATCCAGCCCGCGCCGGTGTTGCGCAGGGTGAAGTCCACGCCCTCGATGGCGCGTTCCCCGAGGTCTTTCCGCGCGGCCTTCAGCGCCGCCTGCTTGGTCTTGTGACTGTGGGCCATCACGCCCTCCTCTTCGGTTGGTGGTCCCTGGCTGGACCGGAGTATGCACGAACCCATCGGATCGCGAGAGGGTCAAGCGGAATCACCATTGGCGGTCCCACCACTCCTGCTCGGTCTCGGTGTCCGGCCGGCGGCTGCTGGCGCGCCACCCCAGGACCGCGCCAAGCAGCGCACCGAAGGCGACGAGGGCGCCGATCACCAGCATTCCCGGGTTCACGGCGCCGGCTCCAGCATATCGGCCAGCCGGCGAAGCTCGGCGGCGGAAAAGCAGCCGTCCAGGGTCACCCCCTCGTGGCCCAGGACATACGAAATCCAGTTCTCCTCGAACTGGCAGCGGAAGTGCCCGACCAGAATAACCGCCGGGTCGAGCACCGTGGGCAGGCGCGGGGGGGGCCACGCCTCAGGCCCCGCGCTGGCGGGCGATCACCCGCAATTCCGGCGCCAGGATCTCCGCGCACTCCAGCAACTCCACCAGCCGCGCGGCCCAAACCTCGGCCTCGGCGTCCTTGCCGCATTGCTTGTACGCGATGGCTTTGGCCAGGGCGCGGTTCACTTCGGTGCGGTCAATCATCTCGGTGTCCCTTCGGTTGGCGCGGCTGGCGACCGCGTTGTGAGGTCTATAAGCCATCGCTTTTCGTAATACGCAAGCCCTAACACATCGAATTTTATCGGGAATTTTCGTAATACGGAGCTTGCGCTACAATCGGAACGATGGCCTTATGTGGCCACGGGGACGCCACCCCCACACCGAGGAGATACCCAGATGCAACAGTTCGCCCCTACCAAGACCGACGCCGACGCGGCCCGCTTCGTTCTGGGCCTGGAAGGCATAAAGGCCCGCGTGAAACTCTGCCGCTTCTCCGTCCGGGTGTGCCTCGTTGGCGAGGTCACCGATGCGATCCGCGCCAAGGCCCGCGCCTCCCTCGCGGACGCTGATCTGCGCGGCGTGTTGGGCTCGGAGCTGTCCTTTGAGGGCGGCTACCAGGCCTTTGCCTACAAGGTGCGCTGATGCGCGCGCCTTTCCTCGCCTGGAGTCCGGCCCAACTCGCCCACGCATTGGGCTATCGCCTCGACCTGCGCGACGAACGCGGCGGGCGGGTCGCGTACCTAATCGGCCCCACTGGTCGCGACCACCCGACCAGTCACACCCGAGCCTGCGCGACGCTTTCGCGGCTTGCGACGATCCGAGGTCTCGACGCCATCGCCCCTCCGGATACCCATCCACGCGCGTTGATCAATGGCCAAGCGCAACGGGACCCGATTGCGTATTACAAACCCCGAGCGTATTACGGACCCCATGGCTAAGACCGTTAAATCCATCCGCATGGACCCTGCCTTATGGGCCCGCGTCGAAAGCTACGGCGCAGAACACGGGTTGAAGACCAACGCCGCAGCCGAAGCGCTGCTCACCCTCGGCCTGGAGCGTAATACGGAACCCGCGCCGAAAGAGCCCAAGCCCAGCAAGTCGCGGGCCGAAGCCTTGCGCGCGGGGGCGGAACTCGTCTCGACCCCCAGCGCGCTGGTTCGCCAGGGCTCGGTTCATGCTGGCGACCTCGTGCCGCTCGCGGGGACATTCGAGCGCGCGCCGCTCGCAAAGGCGGCCTCAAAGCCTCGCAAATGGGGGTGAGTCCGCATCGCTTGCGCCGCAGTCCCGATTGGGCGACCATGGCTGTAATACGTTCCAGCGCGGTGGGCGCCCCAGTTTTCTGGATTTGACCGCATGGCAGTCTCCAACGCCCAGCTTAAGGCCGCGCTCCGAAAGCATGCCGGTGTCTACGTCCTGGCGGCTCAGGAGATCGGCACGACCCGGCAAAACGTGTGGGCGCGGGTGAACAACTCGCCTGACCTGAAAGCCTTCGTCGCCCAGATCGAGGAAGAGGTGCTGGACGCCGCGGAAGCGGTGGTGAAGGGCTCCATCCTCGCCAAAGACAAGCAGATGACCCGTTGGTATCTGGAGCGGAAGGGCAAGCCGCGCGGCTGGTCCACCCGCATCGAGCACACGGGCGCCGATGGCGCGCCTTTGCCGGCGCCGGCGATCAATGTCACCGTCACGTATATGGACCCGAAGGAAGACGTGCTGTGAGCGAGACGACTGACCGCGTCGCTAAGGCGCTACGAAAGGCGTTCCATGAGGCTCCCGACGCGACTTTGGACGGGACGGCGCTGTGGGACTTCATGGCGCGTGCAGCCATTGAGGCCACGCCTGAGCCATCGCGCACGGTCGCAGTTCAGGTGGGCGACGATGTGGTGGTCTTTGCGGATGGCGAGTGCGATGAGGCTGTCGTGCTTGTGGGGCGCACCCTCTCAACGGGATTGAACAAGAGCATCATCTAGCCGGCCAGCCAGGGCCGCGAACCGAGGGGGATCAGATGGAATGGACGGATCGCAAGGTGAAACTGCTGCGCGAGATGGCGCGGGAGGGCCGCTCGTTCAGCGAGGCTGGCCAGGTGCTCGGCTGCTCGCGCAACGCGGTGGCGGGCAAGGCTAAGCGCCTGAAGGTGAAGTTCCGCTCCAAGAGCGAGGGTGAGAAGCTCTCGCAAGCGGTGCGGTTGGCCTGGGGCCGGATGCCGCCAGAGGTGCGGGTGGCGCGGATTGCCGGCGGGGCGAACAAGGCCGCTGCGGCGGCGAAGGCCAAGCGGCAGGCCCGCGCGTGAGGCCCAGGCCCCGCTCCCGCATCAAGCCGGTGGAGTACGTCCCGCCCCTGGAGTTGGTGGCGGAGATCCGCCGCATGCGCCAGGCCCAGCAATGGCCGGAGGCGGTGCTGGTGGGGCAACGCGAATGGGACCTAATCCGCGCCCAGCCCGAGGCCCGGCCGCATATCTTCGGCCTGATCGCCGAGGAACTCATGCTGGACGGGGTGCCGGTGATCGTCCGCCCACGCTGGGCCCGGCCGAAGGTCTGCACCCGCGAAGAATACGAAGACGCCCTGTCCCAGGGCTGATGAGAGGAACCCGAAATGAAAACCTACAAGAGCCACAAGACCGTCCAGGCGGCGAAGATTATGGAAGTCCTGGGCGCGAACATCACCGACCAGACCACCACCTTTGAGGTAGAGGCCGGCGACATCATCACGATCCCGAACCGCCTTCTTCCTCCCGAGGGAGCCGCGCGTGCAATCGGAGGCTATGGCGTGCGCTACCCGGACGGCTACACCTCATGGTCGCCGGCTGCGGCGTTTGAGGAGGGCTACACGGAGGTGCCTCGGGACGCGGCGGAGGAAGTCCAGCAGGCCTCAAATCACTGGGGCGAGCCTGACCACCTGGCGGCTGTTCGCTTCCGCGCCGAGGCTCTGACCAAGGCCATTGGGGCGTTCGGCGGCACTGAGGATGCTGACGCCATCGTGCGCGCGGCGAAGACGTTTGAGGCCTATCTGAAGGGCGAGTGAGCGTGTGGGGGCATACGAGGACACCACCTGGGCTGATCTGCGGGCGTTGACCCGCGAGCGCCGTGCAGAACGCGCGGCGCGGCCCCATCTGGTGCGGTTCTCGGTGGCTCCCGACGAGTTCGTGGGGACGATCGGCGCTGAGCCCGCCAAGGCCCGGCGCCGACGCACCGCCTACAAGGCGTGGAAGCTGCGCGAGTGGAAGGGCGGACACCGGGTCTGCGCCTATTGCCGGTGCGCCCTGACCCTGAGCCCCAACAAGCCGCGCTCCGCGACGGTGGATCACAAGCACCCGCTGGCCCTGGGCGGCGATGATGCGCCGTGGAACTGGGCGCTGGCCTGCCTGGCGTGCAACCGGGCCAAGGCGGACATGCCGGAAGCCGACTTTCGGGCGCTGCTGGCGGCCTGACCGGCGCCCGATTGCCCTGCATCGCAATTGCGGTGATATTGGCCCCCTCATCCAGGGGGTGTCCCAAATGTTCAAGCGGTTGGCGGTGGGCCTCGGCGCCCTGGTTCTTTCCTTCTCCGGGCTGGCGCATGCCGCTGGCGTTCAAGGCATCAGCCAAAAGGTCGCCGTGTGCGATCCGAACTACACCGGGCGGTGCGCGGCCCCGAACGCCTCGGGCGCGCTGCCCATCACCGGCACGATCACCACCAGCCTGGGGGCGTTCAACCCGGTGGGGAGCACCTCGCTGGCGGCCTCCTCGACCTCGGCCCGGGTCGCCTTCCCGACCGCCGACCCCACGGCGCTGATCCGCAACACCGGCACGACTGACGCCTATCTGGTGTTCGGCAACGGCTCGGTGGTGGCGACCACGGGCACCGGGACGCTGCTCCCCGCCGGCCAGGCGGTGGCCTACAACGTCGGCACGGCCACCAATGTGGCGGCCATCACCGCGTCCGGCACCACCTCGCTGGCGGTCACCACCGGCACCGGCCTGCCGACTATGACCGGCGGCGGGTCTGGCGGAGGCGGCGGCGGAGCCATCACGGCGGCGGCCAGTTCGTATGCGGCCGGGGCGTTCTCTGCGGGCGCCGGTGTGGACGGCTGGGACTTGACCCAGGGGGCGAAGGCGGACAGCGCCTATGCGGGTTCGGGCTCGGCCTCGATTGTGGCGATCCTCAAGGGGCTCTATTCGGCCTCAACGGGCGCGATCCCGGCGGGCTCGGCCAACATCGGCAACGTCGGCAGCTTCGCCAGCTCGACCGGCGGCGCGACCCCGACCTTCCAAGCGGCGCTCTCGACCACCGTGCAGGCGATGAAGGGCACGGCCGGCTCGCTCTATCTGATCGAGTGCTACAACCCCAACGCCTCGGTCGCCTACGTGCAGGTGTTCAACGTCGTCAGCGGCTCGGTGACGCTCGGCGCCACCACGCCGACGCTCAGTGTGCCGATCCCGGCGACCTCCAACGGCGGCTTCGCGATGAGTCCGGTCCCGGCGGCGTTCAGCACGGCGATGTCCTGGGCGAGCACCACCACCCCCACCGGCTCGACGGCCAACGGCTCCGCGCTGGTCTGCAACGCCGCCTACAACTGAGGCTGCCCATGACGCGGCTGCTCGCCTCCGTCTGCGCGCTCGCGCTACTGGCCGCTTCGCCGGCCTTCGCAGGGCCGCCGACCACCATCGTCAGCGCGCCGAACCAGTCGTTGGTGTCGAACGTGTTGACGCTGACCGCGACTGGCGCGTGTCCGGCCGGCAGCATGGCGCTGGCGGTGTTCGCCGACTACAACGGCAACAACACCACCACGATGACCGACAGCCGGGGCAACACCTGGACCTCGGACACCTGGACCTGGGGCAGCGCCAACACCGCCGGGGTGATCTGGCGCTCGTCGCTGACCGCCGGGCTACAGGTCGGCGACACCCTGACGGTGAACTTCTCCGCCACCACCGCCGCCTACGCCGTCGTTGACTGCATCGGCGCCAGCGTCACCAGCGACCCGACCGGCAAGGGCGGCGCCGGCGGCAGCTACACCGGCACCAACGTCACGGTCACCGACAGCGGCTCGCCGCCGACCAACGCGGCGCGGGTGTTCTTCGCCACCTTCATGCCCTCGCAGTTCGACCAGTTCACGACCAGCGGCGGCTGGACACTCGCCGATAGCGCGATGAATGGCACGGGCATCGGCATCAAGGTCTACTACCAAGACGTCGCGCCGGGGGCGACTTCGACCCAGACCTACACGAACAACACCTCAGCCAACGGCCAGTGGACCAGCCTGTGGCACTCGTTCAGCATCCCGGCGGGCGGCGGCCCGACCGTCCAGTCGCAGCCGATGACCCTGCTCGGAGTTCAATGATGTCCCGCCTGCTGGCGCTGGTCGCCGCTCTCCTGTGCGTCGCCAGCCCGGCGGCGGCGTGGCGCTACGGCACTCCGGCAGGCGGCTCTAGCTCGCCCAGCGTGATCCCCGGCGGCGTCCAGCCGGCCTACGACAACACCAACTCGACCGCCGGCAAGGTGGTGCTGACCAACGTCACGCTGAACACGATCGCGACCACCTACCATGGCACCAACACCGACAACGGCTACAGCGTCCGCGGTTCGATGCGCTGGGACGCGCTGCCGTTCAGCCTGATCTCCGGCACGCAACAGGTCGGCCTGTTCGCCTGGCATATGCCGACCAACGCCGAGAAGAACGCCGGCATCTCCAACGACGTGACCTACGTCAACGTCCGCTGCGACGGCGGAAGCTGGTTCACCATCACCGGCCCCTCGGCCAACGCCAACGCGGGCGGCGTGGTCGATTGGAACTTCACCGTCAATGACGCCAATTTCGCCGACGGGCTGCACCAGTGCGACGCGGTGGCCGTGCCAGCGACCGGGCCGGACATCGTCGCCCAGGGTCCGCCGTTCGACCAGTACGGCGACGGCTACGAACTGATCAGCGCCAGCAACATCATCATCGACAGCACCACGCGCGGCGTGGCCGGCAACATCCTCACGGTGCTCTCGGCGGGGATCTTCGAGAACTGGGAGGCCGCAGCCGCTAGCGGGGTGATCAGCATCGGCCAGTCGGTGGCGACGGCCGGGGTCGCGCCGGGGACCTTCATTGACGGCGACAGCACCCACAACGCCTCCTCCTGCGTCGCGCAGAGCGGCTCCAATTGCACCGGCGCGGGCGGCGTCGGGACCTACCACGTCAACCAGTCGCAGGCGCTCTACGGCGCAGTGCTGACCGGCAAGATCGACAACGGTTCCGGGTCGGCCGGCACGCTGATGACGATCACTGGCCGCACCTCCGGCGGCGTCGTGCTCAACCTGACCTATGGATCACAGATCGTCGGCTCAGGCGTCAGCGCCGGGACGGTGCTCAACGGGGCCAACAACCAGGGCAGTTGCACACCAGGGCCGACCTGTACCGGCAACGGCATGACCGGAACCTATTCGGTCAACACCAGCCAACTGGTCGCCTCGACCACGCTTTACGCCGGAGCCTCGGCGGTGTTCGGCTCGCAGCGCAGCTTCTACTTCATCACCAACCACGGCGGCTCGATCTCCCGTCCGACCGTCTACGTCTGCGACACGACCTGCAACGGTGCGACCGGCAACGACAGCACCGGCACCGGCTCAGCCGCCGCGCCCTATGCGACGGTCGGCAAGGCGTTCAGCCAGATCACCGCGCAGGACAGCGCGACCACCTACCATCACGGCAAGTGGGGCGGCACGGTCTGCCTGATGGCGGGGCACACCTACACCTACTCGGGCAGCGTGACCGTGCCCGACGCCGCGCTGGGCTATGTCACCCTGGCCTCGGCCAACGCCGACACCTGTGCAGCCCCCAGCGATCCCGGCGGCGCGACGATCACCAACACCCCGCAGGCGACCACCCGCGCGTTCTTCGCCCACAACACGCGCTGGCGGTCGCTCAACTTCATCGGCTACGCCAGCAACCTCGACCCCACCTACCAGCAGAAGTTCGTGGTCGATCATGTGACCCAGGTCCACGACACCCTCGGCAACGGCGGCCTGCTCGGCGCGGGCGCCTGGATGTGTCTGGAAAGCACCTCATGGTTCGGTTCGGACGGCGGCTGCTCGGGGGCCTATTACATCCGCGGCTCGACCTTCAAGTACGCCTACAACGACGGCATGCACGAGGTCAGCTCGGCGGTGAGCAACACCGTGGATGGCGTCGGCAACGCCTTGGAGTGGGCGTCGGCAACCTTCAACACCGCGACCCCGACCGTGCTGACCATCAGCCTGCCGAGCGAGCTGTCGGGCTACAATCTGTCGGCGATCTTCCCGACCAATCAGCCGTTGAGCGCCGTCAACGCCAGCAATCAGCCGTGCTACTCGAACGACGCCAACCCGACGATCAACGACGGGGCGAAGACCCTGACGCTGACCGGCGTCACCACGACTGGCAACTGCACCAACGGCTCGACGGTCTACGTCAACTTCGACAACAGCGCTCACCCGGACAACTTCCAGCAGAGCAGCCTGAACATCGTCGACGACGTGCTGATCCAGGGGAACAGCTTCAACGCCGGCTACAAGAGCTTCACCCAAGGCGAGTTTATCCAGCCGGCCTACATCTCCGGCTTCTACGTGAACGGCAACAGCTTCAACAATGACGTTCACGACGTGGAGAGTTTGGTCCTCACCACTGGCGGCGTCGATGCCTGGATCTCCGGCCTCAACCAGTACGCCGGCACCAACAGCTACCGGCAGGACCTGCTGATCGGCTCGACCAACGAGACCTTCGTTAAGGATCAGTGCTTGAACGGCGGCACGATCATCCCGCCGCAGCAAACCGGCGTGAACATCCGCGCGCTGCAAGCCACGTCGAGCGCCTGCTACTCGACCACCTCGCCCTAAGCCAGCGGAGGGCCTTCGGGTCCTCCGATTGACACCCGAGCCGTTCGGCCCGATTGTGCGACCATCGTTTCAGCCCTCGGTGGGAGAGCAATATGGGCACGCCCGGTTACGGCAAGTCAGTTGGCTACGGCAATTTCCAGCCCGGCTTTCGCGAAGTCAGCGGCAACATGCTGATGAACGCCTTCTCGCGGATGTTCCAGGGCGGCATCGACCGCCAGGACAACATCACCGCGCACGCGGGCGGCGGCCAGGCCAGCGCCGTGCAGCTCGGCCACACCCAGAGCCGGGTCACCACCGTGGCCACCGCGGGGGATTCCGTGGCGCTGCCCAAGGCCATCGCCGGCTCCGAGGTGCAGGTGATCAACGCCGGGGCCAATCCGATGCAGATCTTCGGCAAGATCGGCGCCACCGACACCATCAACGGCGTCGCCGGGGCGACCGGCATCAGCATGCCGCCGGGCGGCCTGGGGATCTTCATCTGCGTCTCCGCCGGGGTGTGGACGCTGGACGGCCCGGGCTCCGGCGCGGTCGGCAACTTCCCGACCGTCACCGCCCAGGACGGGCTGACCGCCCATGCCGGCGGCGGCCAGGGCTCGGCCACCGCGCTGCCGGCGCAGATCAACCGGGTGACCACCGTCGCCTCGGCCAACGACTCGGTGGTGCTGCCGGCGGCCAAGGCCGGCTTGCAGGTCACCGTGGTCAACGCTGCGGCGGCCAACTCGATGAACGTGTTCCCGGCCACCGGCGACGCGATCAACGCCCTGGGCGCCAACGCGGCCTATGCGATGACGGCCAACAAGACGGCGCAGTTCTTCTGCACCGCCAACGGCCAATGGCATGCGGTGCTCTCTGCCTAACCCTTCGGCCTCAATGGCTTAGGAACCCCGCGGCCGGGGAAGGCCGCATCAGGAACAAGGAACGGGATCATGGGTCAGTATTACACGGGCGGCATGCCCGCCATCACCGGCGCCGGACTTGGGGCGGGCACGCAGTTGGGCCAGGGCGCGCGCATCCCGGTGGACGCCGTTCCGGGCAATGGCACCTCGCAGCCGCAGAGCGGCGCGATCATGCCGGGCCAGCAGATCCTGGCCAACGCCGGCGCCACCGCCACCGCGGGCGGCACCAAGGCTGCGGCGCTGCAACTGGGCTACGGCCTCAACGAGCTGAGCACGGTCGCCACCAACGGCGACTCGGTGCTGCTGCCCTACGCCTTCCCGGGCGCGGTGGTGATCGTCTCCAACGACGGCGCCGCCAACGCCCAAGTTTTCGGGCGTGGGACTGACACCATTGACGCGGTGGCTACGGCCACGGGCGTGGTGCAATCCGCCGCCAAGCGCACGATCTACCTCGGCGTTTCCGGCAACGGCGACGGCTCGAACGCGGGCGCGTGGGTGTCGCTGGCGGGCGCCAAGACCTCCTAAGCCTTTCCTCCCCCGGGCGTTCTCTCCAGTCCGCCCGGACCTGGCCCCTCGGTTGCCCGCCGGGGGGGCTTTTCTTTGCCCGCAGCGGGTCATGTCGCTTTCGGCCGGGCGCGCAACCTTAGGCCTATCGACAACCGCGTTCGCCGATGCCTCCATGCGCCCGGCTCTGCGCCCGAGGCTCGCCTGTAAGCCCTCCTCGGAACCCCCCTTGCGGAGCCAGGGCGGGGCGTGCGGCTCAAGCCGGCATGTCCCGCCGCTGGGGGAGCCACTTCCCATAGCGCCGGTTGCGCGATACGTTCCCGCATCGAAACGGGGGCCCGTGATGGCGAAGCTCAGCACCAAGGACCGCAAGAAACTGCCGGCGAAGGACTTCGCGGGGCCTGGTCGGTCCTACCCGGTTGAGGACAAGGCCCACGCCCGCAACGCCAAGGCCCGCGCCTCGGAGATGGCGGCCAAGGGCAAGCTCAGCGCGGCCGAGAAAGCCAAGATCGACCGCAAGGCGGACGCCAAGCTGGGCAAGAAGGCCGCCGAGGGTCCCGTGGCGAAGGCCTCCAAGCCCACCGGCTACGCCAAGGTCACCCCGCCGCCCAAGGGCTGCACCAAGAAATAGGAGCCAGACCATGGCGAAATCCCCCTCTCGGGCCATGGCCCAGGCGCTCGGCGGCAAGGCCCCGGCGAAGAAGGCCAGCGCGAAGCCCAACACCGTCGCTAGTTGCGGGCGCCGCGACGGCTACGAGAGCGTCAGCGTTCGACCCATCGACAACGGCTACATTGTCAGCCGCTCGACGGATAAGGGCTATTCGGAGACCTACTCGGCGACCAAGCCGAAGATCGAGATCCCGGCCGCTCCGAAGGCGTCCAAGGGCAAATGAGCAAGGACGAGGGCGGCCACGGTTCGGAAGCGGGCGCCGGCGGCGGCGCGAAGTTGGACGAGTTCGTGGAGAAGACGAAGGCGGATCTGGGCCTCGATAAGCTCCATATCGCCCACACCAAGGCGGGTGACCTTCACCTGAGCATGATCGCGGTCGCGAAGGACAAGCAGGGCAGCGGCACTGGCACCAAGGCCATGAAGCGGCTTACGGACTACGCCGACGAGCACGGCCACCGGATGACGCTCACCCCTGACAAAGTGGATGGTTACGGCACCACCTCGACCAAGCGTCTCACCGATTTCTACAAGGGCCACGGGTTCGTGGAGAACAAGGGGCGCAACAGGGATTACTCCACCAGCGCCTGGATGTACCGAGAGCCGAGGGCCAAGCAATGAAGCGCCGCGCCGCCTACCTGGGGACCTCGGCCGGCACGCTGGCGATGCCCAGGCCGAAAGGGGCGCTGGAGCGCATGCTGGAGGCCCAGGAGCGCGAGCGGGCCATTGACGTGAAGGCTGCGCATGAGCGCGTGGCGGCGAAGTTCCCCAAGACCCTGGCGAAGCTGGGCGAATGACGCTCCCGATCTTCCGTATCCTGTTCCTGGCCGGTGTGGCTCTGTTGGCGCCCTGGGCGCTGCTGACGCCCCGGCCCGCGGCTCGGGCGCCGCTCGACTGAGGCCCGCATGGCGGCTTCTGCGCCCGTTCAGATCCGCGCATCGTTTCCGCGCAAGTTTCGCCCGCTGCTGGAGGAGAAGGCCCGTTACAAGGTCTTCCACTCCGGACGCGGGGCCGGGAAGTCCTGGCAGTTCGCCCGCGCGCTGCTGATCAAGGGCCTGTCGGGGGGGTTGCGCGTGCTCTGCACCCGCGAGGTGCAATCCTCCCTGAAAGAGTCGGTCATGCAGTTGCTGGCCGACCAGATCAAACTGCTGGGTCTCAGCGACTATTACGTCGTGCTCAAGAATGAGATCCGCGGGCCTGCGGACACCCTGTTCATCTTCAAGGGCCTGAGCGATCCCGAGGCGCTGAAGTCGGCCGAGGGCATTGACGTGGTGTGGATCGAGGAGGCCAGGACGGTCTCCAAGGCGTCCTGGGCGAAGCTGGATTTCACCGTGCGCAAGCCCGGCGCTGAAATCTGGATCAGCTTCAACCCGGAGCTTGAGACCGACCACCTTTATGCGCTGTTCGTGTTGGGAACTCCGCCGCCCGGAAGCATCGTTGTTCAGACGAGCTATGAGGACAATCCGTGGATCAGCCCGGAGTTTGTCCGACAGGCCGACCACCTGAAGGCTACCGACTACGACGAATGGCTGTGGGCGATTGGCGGCCATTGCCGGGTGGCGCTGGATGGCGCGGTCTACGCCAACGAGCTGCGCGCGCTGAAGGCTGAGGGCCGCGTCTGCCACGTACCAGTGGAGAAATCCAAGCCGGTGCACGTGTTCGCCGACCTGGGCCGCGGGGACGCCACGGCGTTCTGGTTCGTGCAGATCGTCGGCCTGCAGTACCGGATCGTCGGCTACTATGAGAACCGCGGGCTGGTGTGGGACCACTACCTGGCCCACCTCGAACAGCAGCGCCAGGAGCGCGGCTGGTTCTACGGCACCATCTGGCTGCCGCACGACGCCGACAACCACACCCTGGGCGCGCGGCGGACGATCAAGGAACAGACCCTCGATGCCGGTTACCGGGCCCGCATCGTGCCGAAGATCGGTCTGGCGGACGGCATCAACGCCGCGCGCTCGATCTTCCCGCTGTGCTGGTTCTCCGAGGAGCACACGGCCCGCGGCCGGCAATGCCTGGCGCAGTACCATTACGAGGTGGCCGACGACGGCACGCCCTCCAAGCTGCCGGAGCACGACTGGTCAAGCCACGGCGCAGACGCTTTCAGATATTGCGGCGTCGCCCTGCGCGAAGAGGCGCCGAAGCCGAAGAAACCGGCGCCCAAGGCCAAGGCCTCGCTGGGCCGGCACGGATGGCTGGCGAAGTAGGCTCCCGATAGTCTTGTTCCGCGCTCTGTGGCATTGAAAGCGATGCGATGCAGCCGCGCGGCTGGCGAAATGGGGGCGGACCGATGGCGAAGCGGGTTTCCGAGGACGACCGCAAGCTGGGGGTGCTGAAGGAAGCGCGGCGGCGGTTCAAGCGCTGCGTGGAGTGGGAGGCGGATTACCGGCCGAAGTTCATCGATGACGTGAAGTTCGTCGAGGGCGACTCCGACAACCTCTATCAGTGGCCGGATCAGGTCCGCACGCGGATGGAGGACAATAACCGCGCGCTGCTGACCATCAACAAGACCAAGCAGCACTGTCTGGACGTGATGAACGACGCGCGGCAATCGCGGGTGGCGATCAAGATCCGCGCCACCGGCGGCGGGGCCTCATCCGAGTCCGCCCAGGTGTTCGCCGGGGTGGTGCGGCATATCGAGTACATCTCCAACGCCGCCACCGCCTACCAGCACGGGCTCAGCTTCGCGGTGCGCGGCGGGATCGGCTACTGGCGGGTGATCACCGACTACGCCAACGATGACAGCTTCGACCAGGAGATTTTCATTCGCCGGGTGAAGGACCCGCTCAGCGTCTACCTCGACCCGGACATCAACGAGTTTGACGGCTCGGATGCGAATTTTGCCTTCGTGTTCACCGATATCGACCGCGACGAGTTCGAGACCAAGCACCCGAACTGGATCGAGCATGCGGTTCCGGGCCCGGGGTTCACCCCGGACACCAGTTGGGTGTGGGAGAACAAGATCCGGGTGGCGGAGTATTTCCGCCGGGTGGAGGTGCCTGACCGGCTGATCGCCTACACCGAGGTCGGGCCGGACGGCCACCCCGGCGAGCAGAAGGTGCACCGCGAGAGCGAACTGGAGCCGAAGCTGGCCAAGGCGCTGCTGGATCTGCCGGACACCCAGACGCGCAAGATCAAGTCGCACAAGGTCGAATGGTTCAAGGTGGTCGGCGACGCCATCGTGGAGGAGCGCGACTGGCCGGGGGTGTATATCCCGCTGGTGCGCGATCTCGGCGAAGAGACGGTGATCGACGGCATCCTCGACCGCAAGGGCCACGTGCGGGCGCTGAAGGACCCGCAGCGGATGTTCAATTACAACGCCGTGGGCTCGGTGGAGTTCGGCGCGCTGCAATCCAAGACCCCATGGGTGGCCCCGGCGGACGCGATCGAGACCTACGAAAGCTACTGGGACACCGCCAACACCGAGAATCACTCGGTGCTGCCGTTCAACCACATGGACGACGAGGGCAAGCCGATCCCGGCGCCGCAGCGGCAACAGCCGCCGACCGGGGCCCCGGTGTTCATCCAGGGCATGAACGACGCCGCGGAGTGGATGCGGATGGTCTCCGGCCAGTACCAGGCCGACATGGGCGCGCCGAGCAACGAGCGCTCGGGGGCGGCGATCAACGCCCGCCAGCGGCAGGGGGACAACGCGACCTATCACTTCCTCGACCACCAGGGGGTGGCGATCCGCTACACCGGAAAGATCCTGATCGACCTCATTCCGAAGGTCTACGACACCGAGCGGGTGATTGAGATTCGCGCCGAGGACGGCACGCCGACCAAAGTCAGCATCGACCCGCAGGCCCAGGACGCATTCCAGAAGACCGCCGAGGACCGCTCGGAGGTGGAGGCGATCTTCAACCCGAAGGTGGGCAAGTACGAGGTGGAGAGCGACGTGGGTCCGGCCTTCGCCACCCAGCGGCAAGAGGCCTGGAACGCCTATGTGCAGATCCTCAGCCAGAACAAGGATCTGGTGCACATCATCGGCGACCTGGCGTTCAAATGCGCCGATTTCCCGGGCGCCGACGAGATCGCCGAACGGCTCAAGCGGATGGTGCCGCAGCAGGCGCTGCAGGACGGCCCGAGTCCGGACCTGATCAAGGCCAACCAGCAAATCCAGCAGATGCAGGGGCTGCTCCAGCAACTGGCGCAGAAGCTGGCCGACAAGACCGCCGCCCACCTCAACGACCAGGAGGGCAACGCGATCAAGGCCTACACCGCCCAGACTCAGCGCATCGCGGCGCTGAAAGAGGCGCTGATCGCCGACCCGGAAGGGCTGATCGGGTTGGTCAAGCAGGTCATCGCCGAGGCCGAGGCCACCTCCTCTGCCGGCCTGGGCCCAGCGCTCACCCCGAGCCGCGAGCTGACCGCCGAGGACATGATGCCGCCCGCTCAGCCGCCGCAGCCGGTGGCGACTCCTGGGGTGCCTCCCGGGGGCGGCATTCCAGCCGGCGGGATCGGGCCTGGAGGTCCGCCGAGCGCCTCGCCGGCCGACATGACCGCGGGACCGGCCGCCCAGCCCGGCGGCGCGCCGACCCCCGCGGGGCTGTAATACATCGGGCCTCGGGGAAACCCGGGGCCCTTGGCTATTGCGGAGCGGTGCAATCGCAACCTATGCTCTGCATCGCTTCGCCAGAGCGAAACCGAGGGGGACACCATGACGGATGCAGACTTGATCGTTAACGCGTGCGGGGACGCCTACGCCGTGATTATGGCGGAAGTGAACCGCATCGACGCCAAGCCCTGGTGGAAACGCATCTGGGTGAGCGACCATCAGGTAGCGGCGTTGCTGGGCGCGGCCACGGCGCTGATCGCACTGCGGGATACCATTTGCCAACGCCTGACCGAGGAAGGCCGCTGATGCGCCTCACCATGGGTGAACTCTACATCGACCGCGACAAGGTGCTCCACGTGGCCACGGGCGAGATGGACCTTCCTCCCGGCGCGCGGCGCCCGGAAGTCCGAGAGGCCGCGCACATCGACTACGCGGCATTCCGCGAGGCGCGAAGGCTGGACCGACTGCACCAGCTATCCGCCGAGATGCAGGCCGCCGCGCACCGCGGCGAGTCGATGCCCTACCCGGAGACCCCGGCCTGGGTGCACGTCGTCACCCTCGGGGCCGCAGCGGTCGCCGGGGCGCTGGCGATGCTGGCGATCCTCATCCTCACCGGGAGATTCTGATGCGCTACTTCCTCGATTGCGAATTCGACGGGTTCCATGGCCCGTTGATCTCCATGGCGCTGGTCCGCGAGAGCGGCGCGACGCTCTACTTCGTCATCGACGGCGCGCCCCAGGCGGCCAAGGACCCGTGGGTGATTGAGAACGTGCTGCCGATCCTCACCGAGGGACCGCCGGTGCGCTACACCCTGACCCGCGAGGACGCGGCCCAGACCATCGCCGGGTTCATTGGCGACGACGAGGGGCCGCACATCGTCGCCGACTGGCCGGCGGACCTGCGCTACTTCTGCGACCTGATCGAATTCGCGGGCGGCCACATGGCCCCGCTGCCGTCCTTCACCATGGAGGTGAAGCGGATCGACGCCTACCCGACCACGCTGACCGGGGCGTTCCAGCACAACGCGGCCTGGGACGCGCTGGCGCTGCGGCAGAAGGTGCTGGAGATGGAGGCTGAGGCCGGACACCCCGAGCCCTCGGAGGACGCCGAAGGGCCGCACGCCTGGGGCATCGGTGATGTGGTGAAACTGCGCAGCGGCGGCCCAATGATGACCGTCACCGAGGTGTATGAACCCGGAAGCCCCTACGTGCGCGAAGACGCTATACGGGTGGCCTGGATGACCAAGGACGGCGACATGAACGAGACCGAGCTGCCCACCGCGGCGCTGGTCTACATCCCGACCGCATAATCGTGCTATCCAGCGACCAGGAGACCGTTATGAAGCGCTGGCAACGTAATCCGATCCGCCGCATCGCCGTCCGGATGCTCGACCTTTCGGAGTGGCTGTATGCAAAGGCCGGGGACATGCAGGCGACCACCTATCGCCGGCCGCCGAAGCCGCTCTGCTTTCTGTCCAAGCTGCAACTGATGATGGACGGCATGCTGGAGCAGATGACCACGAGCCTATGCGAGCAGTATGCGGAAACGATCCTGCGCGGCTCCAGCCTGACGCAGGTTTGGGCGAACAACGACACCGTGAAAATCGTGAAGGTGAGCCCGCATGGCGACTGAGATTGAGGCCCCGATGCGGGCCAGGGGCATGGTCCACAAGGACCTGGCCAACCTCGCCAAGGAACTGGCGGCGACCCACTATGAGGTGCTGGCGCGGGATAACCGCTTCTATCAGGCGTTCCCGAAAGTCGGCCCGTTCGTGCGCAAGAACTGGCACCACTACACCCACACGGCCCGGCAAATCCTGATCGGGATGCTGGGCGACCCGAACCGCTCCGAGGACCAGAAGGCGGCCATCGCCGACGTGGTGCTGAAGGACGGGGCGGTGAACCCCAAGCGGATGGCGGCGCCGCAGAAGCCGTCGTTCTTCCTCAAGTAGGACTGGAACCCCATGAACTATCGCGACCTGCGACACGTGCTGACCGCCGGGGCTTCCCGGCTGGTGCTTTCGATTGAGGGCGAGGAGGCCGACACCGGCGGGGCTGGCGGCGCGGAAGAGACGCTGGACCCGGGCCCTGCGGACGATGGCGGATCCGAGGGCGAGGCCGGCGACGAGCCGGCGGCGGAAGCGCCCGCGGCCGAGCCTGCGGAGGCGGAGCCGGAACCGGCCCCGGAGCCCAAGTCCACGCGGGTTCCCTGGCAGACCAAGCGCATCGACAAGCTGACCGCCGAGGCGCGCGCGGCCCAGGAAGCCGCCGACGCGGCGCGGGCGGAGGCGGCGGAGAGCCGGCGGCAACTGGACGCCTACCGCGCCCTCTACGGCACAGATGCGATCCCGCCGGCCGGCACCCCGGCTGCAGCCGCCGCCGCCGCGGAGGCCAGCCCGGGCGGCCAGCGCACCTACACCGAGTCCGAGGTCAACAACCTCGTGGCCGAGCGCGCCCGGCTGCAGACCATCGATCAGACGCTGAATCGCTGGTACGAGGACGGGGTCAAGACCGAGGGCGACGCCTTCAAGACCCGGATCGCCCAGGTGGGCCAGGCGTTCGGCGCCGATCTGGTCAAGCGGGTGGACTTCTTTGAAGCCATCACCAGCCTGCCGAACGGCGCGGCGGTCTATGACAAGCTGGCCGGGGACCTCGACCACTTCGCCGAGGTGCTGTCGATGAACCCGCTGCAACTGGGCCTGGAACTCGGCCGGCTGAGCACCGCCGCGGCGGCCAAGCCCGCGGCTCGGAAGGAAGTCTCCCGGGTTCCCGCCCCGATCACCCCGGTGGACGGTTCCGGCGGGCGCGAGTTCGACCCGGAAACGGCGTCGATGGAGGACTATGTGAAGGTGCGCGAGGCCCAGCGCGAGGCCCGCTGGAAGGAAAAGGGCTACGCCTGAACACGGGCCTGAGCGGGGCGATCCGCAATAACGGCGCCAGCGGCTGGAAGTGAGCCGCGCGAAGCCCCCGGGGTCCGCCTCGGGGGCTTTTTGCTGCCCGATTGCCAAGTTCGCCGGCCCGCGATACCTTCACCATCGCTTTGAGGCTCTCGGGTCTCCGCTCTGGGCGCGTCAGTCCCTGGGGGGTTGCTGGGCGCCCGCGCAAGCGAAGTCCCTGGAAGCCAGCTTTCACCGGCTCCTGGCGCCGGAACCCAGCACACATCAACCGGCGCCAGCGCGCGCCTCAGGGGGCTTTTATGGCCGGCAATTCTCTTCTGACGATGACCGCGGTGACCAAGGAAGCCGTGGCCCTGTTCCGCAACTCCAACGCCTTCATCCAGAACCTCGATCGCCAGTATGACAACCGCTTCGGCGTCGAAGGCGCGAAGATCGGCACCCAACTGCTGATTCGCCTGCCCAACGACTACGTGGTGCGCACCGGCCCGGCGGTCTCGCTGAACGACACCAACGAGCAGAGCACCACGCTGGTGGTCTCCACCCAGAAGGGCGTGGACGTGGATTTCACCACGGCCGAGCGCACCCTGAGCATGGACGACTATTCGGAGCGCGTGCTGGCCCCGATGATCAACAACCTGGCTGGCGACGTGGCGGCCACGATCATGTCGGGCGTTGAAGGCGGGGTGTCCAACTACGTGTCCAACGTGGACGGCGGCGGCGCGGTGGCGGCGCTGACCAGCAACACCATCCTGCGCGCGGGGGCGATGCTCACCAAGCGCTCGGCCAAGACCATGGGCCGCAACGCCGTGCTCGACCCGGACTCGATGGCGCTGTGCGTCGAGACCATGCAGGGCCTGTTCAACCCGCAGGCGGTGATCTCCAAGCAGTTCGACACGGCGCAGATCTACAAGGCCCTGAACTTCAAGTGGTTTGAAGACCAGACGGTGCTGATCCACACCACCGGGACCTTCTCCGCCGGCACCGTCAACGGCGCCAACCAGACCGGCACCACCCTGGTGACGAACGCCATCACCGGCACCCTGAAGGCCGGCGACATCATCACCCTCGCGGGCGTCAACGCGGTCAACCGGGTCACCAAGCGCGACCTGGGCGAGCTGAACCAGTTCGTCGTCACCGCCAACGTGGCCAACGGCGCGACCTCGATCCCGATCTACCCGGCCCTCGTCGGCCCCACGGCCCTGGGCGGCGCTGTCGCTTACCAGACCGTCGCCGCCACCCCGGCCAACGGTGCCGCCATCGCCCTGGTGAACCAGGCCTCCGAGCAGTACCGCAAGAACATCGGTTACGCTCCGGGCGCCATCACCATGGTGACCGCCGACCTGGTCGTGCCGAAGAAGTCGGTGGAAGAGTCGGCCCGCGAGCGCTTCGATGGGGTGTCCATGCGGATGCTGACCGGGTATATCACCGGCGCGGACCAGTTGATCACCCGGCTTGATGTGCTTTTCGGTTTCCTATTCATACGCCCCGAGTGGGCGGTCGCGATCGCTTCGGCCGTGTGATTTAAGCGCCTACAAAGCGCTATCAGGAGGGCCTCGGGAAACCGGGGCCCTTTCTCTTTGGGGGTTGCGTAATACGGGGGCCGATGCAATCGGTAGGCCTCACGGCTCGCCAGGCTGACCAACCGAAGGGGATACACGACATGGCTTTTATCGAGACCAAGTACGGCGTTGGTGACGTGGTGTGGGCGGCGACGACCCGCACCGAACAACGGCAGCACGACTGCCCGGATTGCCTGGGGTCGCGGAAATGGGAAGCGCGCTCGCCGGCTGGCGGGGTGTTCGCGGTGGACTGTCCGCGCTGCGGCGATGTCTACCAGAGCAATCGGGCGCTATCGCTGAAATACACGCTTTTCGTGCCCAGCGCGCAAAAGCTGACCATCGGACAGGTGCGGGCCTATTCGGGACCTGATGGAAAGACTGAATACATGGCCCACGAGACTGGGATCGGCTCGGGAAGCCTATGGTACGAAGACCGTCTGTTCCCGACGCAGGAGGAGGCGACGGCTGCGGCCCAGGCGGTGGCGGACGAGCAGAATTCCAACCCCGAGGGATGGGTGAAAAAGCAGTACGACGAGACTGCGAAGTTCAGTGACTACCAGCTTCGCGAGGCGTCGATTGCGGCGGCGGACTACCGGCGCATTCAGGCTGAAGTGCGAGTCGGCATGCTGCTGGACGATCTGGACGAAGCGGCCAGCGTCGAAGAGGTCAAAGACCTTATCGCGACGTGGCGTGAGAGCGACTGAACCCGGCGGGATGGGCGCCTTACCCCGCATATGCCCGACGCCGTAACCTTGGGGCCCCTTCGGGGGCCCTTTTCTTTGCGCGATTGCCCGATGCGAGGGAATGGCGGATAGTCCGGCTTCCGAACAGCGCCAGCCACCGAAGGGACCGCGCATGAACTCCTATCCCAAGATGCTCTACCGGGGCGGACACGCCTACACCGAGACCGGCAAGGGCGTGCCGCATCAGGACACCCTCGTGGTGAACGACGAGGCGGAAGAGGCCGCCGCCGTGGCCGATGGCTTCGCTGCGGCCCAGGAGGCCGCTCAACCGGGCGACGCTGACCATGCCGCCGAAGCCGAAGGCGCGCCGCAGGATGTCGAGCCGGTGGAAGGCCACGCCGAAACCGACGCGGGTTCCGAGGCCCACGACACCCTGGCCGGCGATGAGGCGCACGACAACGTCGAAGGCGACGCCGGCGCCGACGAGCACGCCGCCTAAGCCCAGCCAGACCCGAAGAGAAGGACCAGCGAATGGCTAAAGAGCACCCCAGGTATGCCGCCAGCGAGTGGCCAGACTACGAGTTCCAAGAGTGGCCGATGGCCATCTACCCGGGTTCCAAGGACGGCGGCAAAACCCCGGACCCGCACCCGACCAAGCCGGGCGTCTTCCTGCAAGAATGCGTCATCGTGCAGAACGAGGACGAGCGCCGGCTGGTGCTGGAACTCGACCCTCAGGAACCCGAAGCCCCGCGCGCGCCGCGCAAGCCCACGCTGGTGGAGGACAACAGCGTGAAGCGGCTGCAGACCGACGAGGACGAGCGCAAGGCCCTGCTGGAGGAGGCCGAGGTGCTCGGCGTTCAGGTGGACAAGCGCTGGGGCATCGCCCGCATTCAAGACGCGATTGACGAGTTCAAAAACGCCGAGGTGTAGCGGCGCCGGAGCGTTGTTGAGCGAGGGGCCTGGAGCGATCCGGGCCCCTTTTGCGTGGGCGATTGTCGGGCGCAGCGGAATGGCGGATATTGCCCGGGTCCACGGGGGCCCGCATGACGCTTGCTTCAGACCTGATCAACCTCGCGCTGACCGACTCGGGCGTGCTCGGCGTGGGCCAGTCGCCCCAGGCGCAGGACACCTCCGACACCCTGCGGCGGCTGAACATGATGATCGCCCAGTGGTCGCAGCGCCGCTGGCTGGTCTACCATCTGGTGGACACCGGGTTGGTGATGACCGGAGCGCAGAGCTACACGGTCGGGACCGGCGGCGACTTCAACATCACCCGGCCGGCAGGGATTGAGGGGGCCTACATCCGCCAGGTGGTGCCGATCAGCCCGACCCCGGTGGATTGGTGGCTCGACCAGTGCATGAGCCGCGAGGAATACAGCCAGATCTGCCTCAAGAACATGAACGCCTCGCCCTCGGAGACCTTCTTCTACGACAGCGATTATCCGCTGGGGCGGATCTACCCGTGGCCGATCCCGTCATCGTCGTTCGAGCTGCACATCCTCACCCGCCAGGTGCTGCAGCAGTTCGCCACCGTGGGCGACACCGTGACCCTGCCGCCGGAGTACGAGGAGGCGATTTACGCCAACCTGATGGTGCGGCTGCGCTCGGCCTACCGGCTCCCGCCCGATCCCGGGATCAACGGGCTGGCGAAGGCCTCGCTCAACACCATCCGCCGGGCCAACTTCCAGATCGGCCGGCTGAACCTGCCGCAGACGCTCTATCACGGCGGGGGCGGCTACAACATACTGGGCGATAGGAACACAAACTGAGTTGTACCATAGCGCGGCCCATGGCTATGGTCGCGCATGGTATGGAAGCTCAAAGACCTGACGGGCCAGACATTCGGCCACCTCACCGTTCTCAAGCGGGGGGAGCGTAAGCACCCCACCTATTGGCTATGCGAGTGCGTCTGTGGAGCGCGGAAAGAGATTCGCGCCAGCAGCCTAGCGTACGGCCAGAGCCGGTCCTGCGGCTGCAAGCGCGGTGAAATTCTGCGCCAGGGCATTGCCAACGGCGGCAGCGGAACCCCTGGCTATAAGTCGTGGATCGGCCTTCGCCAGCGCTGCAACAATCCCAACGACCGCGGGTTCAAGCACTACGGAGGCCGGGGCATTCGCGTGTGCGCTGAATGGGATGCATCCTTTGAGGCGTTCTGGCGGGACATGGGGCCGACGTGGTTTCCAGGGGCCACCATTGAGCGCGACGATGTGAACGGACCCTATGCCCCCGGAAATTGCAGTTGGGTAACGCGCGCTCAGCAGCCGAAGAACCGGCGCACCGTCCCGGTTGTGGAAACCCCTTGGGGGCCGATGCTCATTCCGGAGTTGGCGCGGAAGGTCGGTCTTAGCCCGGTGCAAATGAGCGTTCGCTACCGAAAAGGATGGCGCGGGGAAAAGCTATGGTCCCCGCCGACCGAAAAGGGCGCGCGCATCACGCCCAGAAACCACAAGAAGACGCCCGAAGACCCCGGGGACGTGCTCTAGCCGCCCATCTATCGGTTTCCGATGGCCGGTGTTAGCTTCCGCACTCTGAAGAGGGGGAGCGGATGGCGCGGATTTCGCTGCTGGGGGGGGGCTATAACTCCCGCTCGCTGATCGCTTCGGCCCAGCGCTGCCTCAACCTGTATCCCGAGGCGACGCCGGAAAGCACCGATCCGCCGACCCCGGTGGTGCATCTGCCGACCCCGGGGCTGACCAACCTGGTGCAGCCGTCCGGCGCCGCCGGGGTGGTGCGGGCGGTCTACCGCTGCACCAACGGCACCCGGCTGGTGGTGGTCGGGACGGCGGTCTACTGCATCAACATCTTCAACAACGCCGTGCAGACCATCACCGGGGCGATCAGCGCCGGAACCACGCCGGTGTCGATCTGCGACAACGGCATCATCGCGGTGATCACCACCGGCGGCTCGGACGGCTACTGGCTGAGCATCGCCCAGACGCTCGGGCAACTGACGACGCCGACGCTCAACACCATCTCCGACCCGGCGTTCTACGGCAGCCACCAGACGGCGTTTCTCGACGGCTGGTTCTGCTTCGTGCGGCCGGGGACCAACCAGTTCTACCTGAGCCCGCCGTACTGGACCGGGACCACGGCGTTCGACGGCACGCAGATCGCCTCCAAGACCGGCGGCCCGGACCAGATCGTGGCCATCGCCGCGGTGAACGGCAACCTGTGGCTGCTGGGGGTGCAGACCACCGAGGTCTGGTACAACTCCGGGGCCGCGGATTTCCCGTTCGAGCGGCAGCCCGGGGTGCTGATCCAGCACGGCATCGGGGCCGGCTGGAGCGTGGTGGCGCTGGACGTCAACCTGCTGTTCATCGGCCGCGACATGGGCGGCAGCATGGTGGCGTTCATGTCCGAGGGCTACATGCTGAAGCGGATCTCCACCCATGCGCTGGAGAACCTGCTGACCACCGTCAACTTCGCCAACAACCCCGACGCCATCGGCATGTTCTACCAGCAGGAGGGCCACACCTTCGTCGGCTGGGCGTTCCCGAGCCTGAACCAGACCTGGGTCTACGACCTGGCTACCGGCCAGTGGCACCAACGCTGTTGGACCGACCCGGCGACCGGGGCCGAGAGCCGGCACCGGATGAACTGCCTGAGCTTCTGGGACACCGGGGTGGTGGTCGGCGACTACAGCAACGGCTGGATCTACTTTTTCGACCTCAACGCCTACACCGACGCCGGCACGCCGATCAAACGGCTGCGCGGGTTGCCGCATATCGTCTCCGACAGCAAGCGGATCGCCCATAGCAGCCTGATCGTCGATATGGACGTCAGCCAGGTGGCGGCCAACTCGCAGGTGTCGCTGCGATGGTCGGATGACCGCGGGGCGACCTACGGCACGCCAGTGACGCTGAGCATTCAGAACAGCTTCAGCAGCCTGATCTTGCGCCGACTGGGGATCGCCCGCGACCGGGTTTACGAGCTGAGTTGGAGCTTCGCTTACCCGACCTCGCTGCAAGGCGTGTGGCTGGAAGCCGAGAAGGCCGAGACCTGATGGCCGCCTCTCCCTCCGGCGTTCCGGTCCCGACGCAGCCGATGCTGGACGCCAACGGCTACGTCACCCAGGCGTGGCGGCAGTTCTTCGTCACCTTGTGGAACCGCACCGGCGCCGGCAGCGGCGGTGGGGCGACGGCCAACATCGACCCCAGCAGCACCGCCACCGGCCTGGGGCTGTACGCCAACGATGCGGACGCCAAGGCCGCGGGCGTGCCGCGCTGGGGCTTCTACCTCAACGACTCGGGACTGAGCATCCGGCGGATGCCGTAAGGGGAACGACATGAAGCGCATCGCCTGGGCTCTGGCCCTGCTGCTCTGGGGGACGCTGGCGCACGCCCAGACCTACTACGGCACCGCCCTGGTGGCGCCGCCGACCACCGCGGCCAACTGCGGCGCCTGGACCACCAGCGACACCGGCCGCACCAACGCCCTGACGGATTCCGGGGTGGGCTGCTCCGGCGGTCAGGTCACGGTCAGCGCGGCCGGCAACGGCACGATGAAGCTGACGCCCGGGACCGCCTTCATCGACGCTGGCGCTCCGGCGATCTACAACCTCAACGGCCCCGGCCACCCGGTCAATCTGCTGCGCAGCACCACCAGCGGCACGGACGCAGGCGATTTCGTATGCCGACGGGTGGCCAACTACACCGGCGGGACGTTCGGTTTCGTCAACCCGTGTTTCTGGAGCTACACCCAGGTTAGCGCCGGCACGACCTCGTTCGAGTGGTCGGGGCTGTTCCGGCTGGACAACAACGGCACGGCGGCCGACGCCAGCCAGAACGTCGCCGCTTACTTCCAGGGCCGCAAGCTCAGCACCGGCTCGACCTGGGGGGCGGTGACGGAGCTTTATGACGTGACCGCCAACCCGACGACGGGCTCTGTCACTGACGAACACGACATGACCGCGACGGGGACCGACAACAACAACGGCCGGGTGCTGTTCGACGGCTGGGTGCGCAACGTCTCCGGCACGGCCACGGTGGAGGCGGCCTACGGCATCCGGCTGAACACCGGGCCCGGCGGCCTGTGGAAGCACGGCATCTACTTCAACGGCAGCTACACGGACGGCATCAACCTGGCCAACGGCAGCTACGGCAGCGCGCCGTTGATCATCGCTGACGGGCAGAAGATCTGCACCACGGCGTTGTGCGCCAACTACCTGCTGCACTCCTCCGGGGTGACCTACATCGGCTCTGGCGGCGGCAACCTGGTCTCCTTCAGCGACGCCGGGCAGATCACCGGCACAGCGGTCAACGCCGGCTCGGGGCCGATCTACCTCGGCAGCAGCGGCAAGCTCTGCTTGGACGGCGCGACTTGCTCCAACTACCTGACCCAGGCCTCGAACCAGTGGCATTTCTACGTCAACAGCACCGACGCGCTCGACGTGACCACCCTGGGGATCAACGGGTTGGCCTTCAACGCCACGGTCGGGAACATCGGCCTGCCAGCCGGGAACAAGCTGTGTCTCGACGGCAATTCGACCTGCAACAACTACCTGACCGACACCTCGAACATCCTGCACCTGTGGGCCAACGGCAGCGATGGGGCGCAGGTCTCGGCGTTCGGCCTCACCGCGCCGGCCTTGAGCGCCAGTTCCAGCAACATCGGCCTTGCGGCCGGGCAGAAGTTCTGCCTCAACACCAACGCGACCTGCACCTACAGCCTCGGGCTCTCGGGCTCGAATATCCAAGTCACCACGCCCTCGGGAGTCGCAGCCCAGTTCACTGGCCTATCGTCGAACCTGCTGGCGACGACGGCGACCACGCTGGACAGCGGCGGCCGGATTTCGACGGCGGCGGGGCAAGACATCTGCCTGGACGGCACGACCTGCAGCAACGTCCTGTGGGACAACGCGGGCGTACTGACGATGACGTCGAGCAGCTCCAACATCAAGTTCCCCTCGCAGAACCTCTACATGTCGCAGGCGTGGCTCGACGGCGGCTACGGCAATACGGTGCTGGCCTACAACTCCGCGGCGGGCGACTACAGCATCAGCACCAACCGCGGCGTGCCGGGCTCGGAGAAGTATTTCACCTTCAGCCACACCGGCGAGCTGGACATGATCAGCAGCGGCCTGTCGGTCCCGACCAACGGCAAAGTCTGCCTGAACGGTAGCGGCTGCTCGATCTACATCATTTTCGACGGCACCAGCATCGTCTTCTACAACGGCTCGACCGCGGAGTTCGCGATTAACATGG